CAAAAATAAAAGAGGCCGTGTATAATCCTGATCAAGGCCTTTATGCAAGGCTAAGAGAGTTAGAATCCTGGAAGCAAACATCGTCCAGAATGATTTGGACACTGTTTACGACGGTGGTGGGCCTCATTGGAGCATTTGTGCTTAAAAATATAGGACAATAAATGAAATCAAAATATATAATTACATTATTTAACTCTAAATTAGATGAATATGTATCAAAACAGCAAGAGTTTCTAACTTTTGAGGAGGCTGCTGTACGCGCTAATCATGTTAGGCATGAGCTTGGTATGGATTGGAAAACTGTATCTATAATTGATACAATGAAAGACAATAAATATGCTTTTACAACTAAAAAAAATTAATATCCTGAATGAAGGGTACGGAAAAACCTCAGTCTCTTTAGAGAAAGTGTACATCAACCCATCTCACATAATCAGTGTAAGAGACTACGAGGGGTTAAGGCAATTTTTACTTAGCGAGGGAGCAGAAGAAATGTCATCTGAGAATTATTCCCTAATTAAACTTAGTATTGCAAATACAGTCGAAGAAATGATCGTCCTCGGAGCATCCGAAGATATATATTCAAGACTGCAAAAACGTCCACCTAGGGAACTTTTAAATGGATGAAAGATTTATAGTTATCGGAAGGGCTACCTGCCCTTTTTGTACCATGGCAGAGGACTTGCTATCTGCCTCGCAAAAGCAGTGCATATTTTTAGATTATTCTACGTCCACGCACATCCTGGAAGATTATAAAGAGTTTTATCAGCAAGAAACAGTTCCAATTATTCTATCCAATAACCTAAAAACTGGCTATACAAAGAAGGTGGGTGGGTACACTGACCTATTGGAGTACATTGGTGGATAAAAAAGATCTAGAAATAAAAATATCAATCATGAAAACCATCTACGATGCAATGCTGCCAATATATCATAGACTGAACTGTCTATTGGACGACCTAATATACAAAAAAATCATGATGTCAGAAACTGACAAATCTGTTCTATTAGAATATTGCAGCTGCGCAGCAGCGCTGAAAGTTATATTTGAAAATTATTTTGAATTATACCCTAACCCAAGAAAAGAAGAAAAGATTACTTTACCATATGAAGAGTATCTCGGTATTATGTCTTTGGCCAAAACAGTTGAATTGGCAATGAGAACAAACATAGGCGGCCTAACACTGCAGGAGCACTGATGTGAGTATATACGTTGGAATCTTCCTGGTATTCTTGGGCCAAGTGTTAGGGTGGTTTGTATCCAACGCACAGTTTATATCAGATTGGTGGAAAGATAAGCCTGTCATAGCCGCCCTCTTGATGGGTGTACCAACCTCTGTAGCGTTTTGGTATGCCTGGAAAATTATTGTTGCATCCACTGGATCTGTATGGACAGCAAGATTTATTGGATCTTCTGCTGGGTTAATTGTGTTCCCTATATTGACTTGGTTTCTGTTAGGGGAATCAATGTTTACAGCAAAAACTATGATTTGCTTTTTTCTAGCAGTTTTAATAATAATAATTCAAATTTTTTATTGACATAATATTTTTTGTGTTTATAATATATAAGTAACCAAATCGCCGTAAGGGGCTTGGTTATCAGTAACTTGCTTAATAAGGAGGAAACAAAATGAATGCAATTACTACCTACCGCCCAGGTTTGTTAGGGCACAAAGTTATTAACGAGGTCTTTGATAGTTTTTTCAACGACTTCCCCACCCACCTCAAGGCATCCACACAGGGCTATCCCGTTGCCGACATTTATCGAGACGATGATGGTTCTACTGTGTTGGAGTTTGCTTTAGCTGGATTCAAGAAGAAGGAATTGGCTATTGACATACAGCCTGATAAGAGGTCTATCACCATTACTGGAAATGCTAACGAGGAAAACTCAAAGCGACAAAGGATTGCTCGACGCAACTTTACGAGGACGTATGTCAACTATGATGACAATTTAGATTTGTCACTCGCTAAGGCATGCTTCGAAAATGGTCTCTTGACAGTCAGAGTGCCACAGCGCCCTGAGGTTAAGCCGGTCTCTATTGACATCGAATAAAACCACCATCTTAGCTTCCACTTGACTATTTATAATAAAAAGGTTACACTATCATTATGTCAAATTTTCATAGCAAGTGGAAGCAGTATCTTCAAGAAGCACAACAAGACGCAAAGGTTCTGCGAAACATAAACATCAAGGCCCTCCAGAAAGAAGTGCCGCAAGGCCCAGAAGAAGAGACTAGGGATTACTTTGCTCGCATCCAAGCAATGGAGCGCACCCCCGAGTATCTGAACCCAATCTTCCCACAGGGATTGGTAGATTGGATAGAATCCTTACCAGACAATCATTTCCCAAGAGAAGGCAGAAAGCGCTTTGCAAAGTGGCTCGGCAATGCAATCTATACCCGCGAGACAACCGAAAGGAACAACTTAGATTCTGTTGATAACCCTGAAGAATTAAACATCTATAACAATGATGTTAGATATATTGCAGACTACCTCAACGGATCACAGGAGATCCCTGGCAATGTCTGGGAGATGAACTGGCAAAGCGTATTCAACCTTTCAGAAGATTGGCACGAAGAGTTGAAGAGAGGCATCAAATACACTGGCGAATATAAACACAAGGAGGTGGTCTACGAGTTCGACAATGGCTTTACCATAGTAGATGTCAACACAGAACACGACCTGGAGACAGAAGGCGATCTTATGGGTCACTGCGTCGGCGGCTACTGTGATGACGTTGCGGAAGGTATCGTGACGATCTATTCTCTGCGCGACAAAAGGAACAAGCCCCACGCAACAATAGAGGTCACGGATTCTGGATTCGTGGAACAAATAAAAGGCAAAGGAAACGATGCACCAGCAGAGAAGTATCGTGGTATGATCAGGCAGTGGCTACAGACCACTGAATTCGACTATAGCAACAGTGAAGACTATTTGAACCTTCTATCAGATGAAGAAATTAAGGAGTTGATTGTTTCCGGAAAGCTACAGAAAGCTAGAGTTAAAGAAGTGTTGAGGTCAACTGAATCCTCAGAACTAATTGACTTCTTCATCGGCCAAGTAGAGGCTATCGGCCCGGTTTACGGCGGGTCTGACATAGAACCAGTCCTGTCTATAAGCACCCAGGTGTTAGTGTCTGAACTTGCTCGCAATCACAACTTCAGCGGAGAGCAGGCGATTACTCTAGCAAAGATTAACTTAAACCTTCGACAACCTGCACTTGGTCGACAGTTGGGATCTATGATCGCGGCCAACAGTTACGGAGCGTACCCTGGCCCTGAACGGAAGTTCTCTACTGTTGAAGTGGCAACAAGAATCTGGCAAGAGTTGGGTGAAGAGCTTAAGCAAGGCGCTCTCGATGAGAAGTTGTATTATATGGAGACGCTAATGAGTGTATCTGAGCTAGATGCTGCCGTAAAGAGAGAGATCGTAGAGCATCTCATAAGCGAACCCTTTATGGAGAAAGCTGCATCAATTCCTGGCAATTCAAATGCGGGAATCTTTGCTGTCTACGGTTCGATCTTGCAACTATACATGAAGTCCCCAAGAGCCGACAAGCAGTTGGTAAGAAAATTGTATACAATGCAGAGAGACGAGAGGTTTGTAGAGCTTATCCAAGCTAAAGACAGATTAAGCGCGACTGCGGTAACATCTCCAGGGATGAGCGATGAACTGGTCGATGAGATTATTGAAGATATCAAGTCAGGGGCCCGGCAAAGCCCACAGTCAACCCATTGGATAGACATAATAACTAGCCCCCAAGTAAGTGACTCGAAAAAAATTGAGATGCTTAACGTAGGTAAGGCCGACACACGCTATCATTCTGAAAACTTATCTGGGATTGGTCTCCCGACAATAGGTAACGCAGACCAGCTAGATCCTATGTTAAAATGGTCTTATACAGGTAAAATCCAATCTCGCAGGTTTGTTGAAGCCGCAAGAGAGGCTAAGTTTAGCAGGAAAGTTGTTAAGTATATGATTGATTCTGGAATGTTTGACCCTCATTACGCAAGACTGTGGGCTGATCAGCAGTCAAAACTCAAAGGCAAACGCCCAGACCTTGAATCGATTCCTTACGATAGTAGAGAGGGTGTTGAGATTATAAAGAAAGCCCGAGACATGGCTTTGCAAAATCTTAGAGGTGGAGCATACACTTCTGTAAAGCTTGATACGATTACAACAGGAGACAAAGCGCCATGGCTTAACGAGTCTAACAACAAAGTGGGAGCAGAAATAAACAATTATTTTAGGAAAAACATAATGACAAAAAGCGATTTTTATGATACTATTAAAGAACAGTTGGGAATCAATGAAGAAAAAGGAAGAAGCAGACAGCGAGGCATCTACAAATTTTACTGCATGGTAGCTTATGGACTCACTGCTGATGGCGAGAAGACAAGAGGTTTAGATGACATTTTAGCAGACATGCGCGCACTACCGAATGTTACAATCGTTACAGTTGCAGTTCGAAACCAAAAGATAGCCGAGGGTAGATACATAGCTGGTCTTGCCATTAAATTTATCCCCTCGACTCCAGGAGACTTGAACACACCAGAGAATGTGAAAGCAAGAATAGTAAGAGACATCAAGCGCTTGACCAACGTACAGTCTCTATTTAAATTATCGACTGGTCTAATAAGATTGGAATAGATGAAAAAAACACCACAACAATTTAAGAGAACAGAGGTCAAGGAAGTCATTGCTAAGGTTCTGGGGGACACCATGACAACTCTTTTGCCGGTATCCATATCTGTTTCGGAATCTTTAGAGGACGATTTTACAACTACTGATTTCTCATTTGAAGTCACAGGGTTTGACCCTAAGGTTGTAACCTTGCAGAGTCAAAAAGGGAAAGGCTTTGTAGATGGCCTGTTCACTGGTCTGCATAAACATTTTAAAGATCAATACGACAGTCTTGAGAAGATTAAACTAGCAGACTATAATGTAAATCCAATCATGGTTAATTCTAAAAAGAGTATGGGCACTGATGCACAGGCATCAGTTTTGTTATCGGTGTTTGTCGGTACCCATGGAATAGCAGAGTTTAGCCACACTTCTCGCTCTATGATTTATTCTAGTTTTTCGGCCGCATTGGAATCTTTTCAGTTTTACATTAACTGCGACAGAGCGTTTAGTAGAATACAAATGTTTATTGAAGACGCCCAAAAAAGAAACAGGGGTGACTTAGTTAGCAATTGTGTTTACGATTTGTCAAAACTTACGGAGGTTAACACTTATGATAGGGAAAGGCAAGCGTGAAGTCGACTGGCCCACAGCGGTGGCTGCGGGTATTATTACAGTTGCTTTGTTTATTTGGAGAAATTGTTAACAAATATAGAAATCATCTAGTCTTATTGTGGTTGCTGCTAATTATTATATTAGGAGTGGTAGCTTATTATGGACCCCAATACATCGAGAATCAAGGACATATCAATCGGTGATTTGGTCACGCACGTCTTGTATGGCAAAGAGTGGGTGGGTATGGTCCTAGGATTCAAAGATGAAGAAGGCTCTTTTGGCACCAGAAGCGAGAAAGCCTTGGTTCAAATACAACCCGGGACCAAGTTTGAGGGGTTTTTCAAGAACAAAGTTGCGGCAAAAGACAAGATGAATGAGAATTTAGGGTATGTTACAACAAATTGGCTGTTCAAAATCGAGATAAAAGATGCAAAGTTTAGACCTTCACGGCGTGAGGCATCACAAAGCCGAGGAAAAGATTCGTCAGTTTCTTAATTTTGTAGATCTCCCCTGTCAAGTCATAACAGGCAACTCACCAAGTATGAAAAAAATCGTCAAAACAATCGTGACAGAATATGAGTGGGTATGTTACGAAAAGAGCTCTTATAATTATGGAACCCTAATTATTATAGGAGACTAATAATGAGACTATTTTTAATGTGTTTTTTAATTCTGTCCTGTGATTCCACCCTGCCAGTAGAAACTGAAAGTTTTTCAGAACCCGAAGACAGAGAAGAAACTCTTAGTGTATGTTATAATAACGACAGCCCACAGCATGGCCAAATTTGTAGTGAACAGTGTTTTGAAAATTACACAGACACAGAATTTTGTTGGACACTTGAGAGGGACGATTGTATAGTACCATTCCAGTACGAATGGCAGGAAAAGAATTGCCATCTTTTTGATTGACTTTCGCCGCAAAGCAAGATATAATATATAAACAATCACAACAACAAGGATAAACCATGAACTACGGCTACGCCTGTATTAATGAGACACTTGGCTCTGGACCCAAGAAGACCCGAGTCACAACTAACCGCTCTATGATTAAACGTACTTTCAAAGAGAAGGGTATCAAGTACGCTTCTGAACTTGCTCTTCAGAATGTCAAAGATTTGATAAAAATTTTACACTGGAATGAACAGAATGACATCCGCTTTTATCGCATGTCTTCTGACATTTTCCCTTGGTCTTCGGAGTACCAGTACTGGGAGCTACCTGAGTACATGGAAATCAAGTATTGGCTGCAAGTAGCCGGAGAATACGCGGTGTCCAACGGTCATCGCTTGACGTTCCACCCTGGTCCGTTCAACTGCTTAGCCTCGCCAAACTTCGAGGTTGTGGAGAAAACATATAAGGAACTCAACAACCACTCTCGTATTTTTGATATGATGGGTTTCTTTCCTAGCCACTATAACAAGATCAACATCCATGTCGGCGGTACATACGGGGACAAGGAGGCAACAGCGAAGCGCTTCATTGAAAACTTCCACAAACCTAACGGCTTGGATGAAAACACTAAGAAACGATTCACGTTAGAGAATGATGACAAAGCCTCCATGTGGAGTACAAAGGATATTTATGACAAGATTTACCACAAAACTAGAATCCCGATTGTTTTCGATTACCATCACCATAGGTTCTGCACAGGAGGACTCACAGAACAGGAAGCCCTCGAACTCGCAGCCTCAACTTGGCCGAAAGGAATCGACCCCGTTGTTCACGTCTCAGAATCGAGAGCTATTGAACAAGGCGACCCGAAAATACGTAAACAAGCTCATTCGGATTATATCAAAAAACCAGTAGAAAACTATGGACAAACACATGATATTATGCTAGAATGTAAGAAGAAAGAATTAGCGCTCTTAAAATTGAGAGCGACAATAACAGAAAGACATCAACAAATAAAGGAGAAAACATGTCTGTAACAATTATTGATACCATCAACAATCTTGATGTAACCGACGAGACAATCGTCACACTAAAGTATGAGGACCGCCATGAAGGTTGGCACTCAACCGGAGACTTGGAAGAGAATGCTGTAAGAGAGACAAGCACAGCAGATATGGTAGCAGAGCTTATCTTGGATAAGCAACTTGCTGTCACCACCAACTTTGGCGAAGAAAACGCGCTTGAAGCTATGCGCGACACAGATTTTCTCGACCAGTACGAGCGAGGTGAATTTGCTTTTGGGCAGTTTATCGCTGAGACAATTCGAGAGAACCCGTTCGATCTCGATGAGTTTGTGGAGTTTACAACTGAACAGTACGACCACAAGCGCGGAGTGTGTACAGTGGCAGCACAGTTTAAGACTACCATCGGCAATATCAAAAGCAGTCCAGACTCGGTGTCTGGCTGGGAAGTGTCCGTTCCAACCAACAACGGTAATTTTACTTTTTCAGGTTAAAAATGAAATCACCAGAACTCAGAATATATACTGGTCCAATGTTTGGAGGTAAGACTACCAGAATGTTGGCTGCGCTCGAAAGGTATCAGTACCAGAACAGGAGCACGAAGCTATTCAAGCCAAAACTTGACGTCAGATATTCTGAGGAAAAGGTGGTGACACATAAAGGCCAGCAACACACTTCTATACTTGTTGAAGATGGGCTACAGATTATAGAGCATGGACACGATGCAGATGTTGTAGCCGTGGACGAGATGTTCATGATACCGCAATCAGCCCAAGTTCTGTTGGAGCTTTTTAAGCAAGGAAAAACCATTCTGGTATCTACCTTGCAGTTATCTTCTCAGCCCGAAGGTTACATGCCATTCCGCGAGGTAATGGAACTTATGCCTTGGGCTACAAGTATAGAAGTTTGCCCTGCCGTTTGTGCCAAGTGCGATCGCGACGCATATTATACTGAACGGTTGATAAAAGAAGATAGAAAAGTCCTCGTTGGAGGCCCAGAATCTTACAGGCCTGTGTGTTGGTCGCATTCTCTCATGTCAAAAACTTGATGAAATAGTCAAACTTTTGAACTATTTATGGTATGAACGAGGACTTTGAGAGGGGTGATCGTGTCGTTCTATTAGATAGACCCATGGGACACCCAAGTAAAATACAAGGAGTTATTGTAGGCACCGTGGGAGAAGATTGTTACAATATTCTCTTGACAAATGGACTCTCTAAAGGTAAAATAAAGAGAGTTAAGTTTTTTGAAATCAGAAAGGAAAACGCTTGTGTTTTCACAGAAAATAAGAAAAGGCCGCTCTTTAGTGACCATCATGACTGACGAATATCAAGAGTGTAGGTTTCATGAAGTGGATAATCTAGACACCAAAACGATCGATGAAGCAGAAAATAATTATGAGAAAACTTTTATCGTAGTTAGAGATTTCTTGGAGCAGAAAAAAGATGGACAACATAATCTTGTTAGCGAGACAGCTAGGCTATCACTTGCTCAAGGTGTCACTGATTTACTTAGACAGGGGGGTCTCATTCGCAAGGAGCCGAAATGAAAAGAGGCGAGGCAGTAAGGTGTGTCGTTGATTATGATCTTTTCGATGTCAATATAAACGGAGAAGAAGGTTGTTTCGTAAAATTAGATGAAGCCTCAAATAAATCGCTAACCTACTTCTGGGTAAACGGAGAGTGGGCAGAGCTTGAAGCGTCACAGTTTGAGCTTATTAACAAGCCAGGATACATTCCGACAAAGAACAAAGAGTTCGTATCAAGAGTCAAAACTTTAGAATACAGTTATTGAAATGAAATCAGCAGACGTTAAATGCAATCACACTTATTGGTCAACTAGATTCCAGCGCAAGTGTATTTGCAGGACTGTCGCCAATTACTTTGTTGAGCTTGAATTTCAAGATCCCGCCAAGAATGGTTGGTATCATTGTCAAGAGATTGAAGAAGTTCCCGAATCACAAAAAAATGTCATTGACATCACCGACCTCATAAGGTAAAATAATATCATGTTTGAAATTATTGTAGCATCTATTATTGTTTTAATTATTCGTAATCGTATTTTGCACGCACATCACCAACGACAGAAGGAAGCATTGTGGCGCGAAGTGATTCACAAAGTAGAGCAAAAAAGAAAACTAGACGAACTTTACGGGAGAGATCATGAAACCTGGTGATTTAATTTATTGGCACGAGGACGCCTGGTTAATGCGAGAAGGCGTACCCCCCACCATCAAGCACGCAGTGGTTGTTAGGCCATATGAGGACGCCCCAGCTGAGAGGGGCATTTGGCACGTTCTGGTTTTGGAAACCGGACTGCCAGGTGTTGTTCACGATACACCAAACATAAAAATAAAGGTACCAGCCAATGTATAAGCGTGGAGACTTAGTATTTTTTGATAAAAGGGGATTCTTTGACTCAAAGAATTCGACGATAATGGGAGTCATTATTAGTACCCTGAGCAACAATGGGTATGTAGATGTATTGCAAACTGACGGCGTAGTTTCATTCCGCCACGTAAGAGAGTTGGAGTTGGTAATTGAAGACAGGCGATTTAGTAATGTGGAAGTATCACGGTAAACTGGACCCCAAGAAGACAGGTATTATTGTTTCAGATTATGATTATCCTGGCAAGGACGGACTTTTGATGCAGAATGTTTACTGGTTCGACTGTCAGTGGGTTAGACCAATCCGGCAACAATTTCTAGAGGTAATCAATGAAAGTCGGTGATTTGGTTAAGTGGTCTTTTTCAGAACAATGTTATCACGCTGCTTTTCATGATGGTTATGAATTGACAGAAGATAGAAAATGTGGTATTATTATAGATAAGAATGAAAAGTATCATTTTGTTTATTGGGTGAATGGAGAACTCAAGGCCCAAGCAGACGGTTCATTGGAGTTAATAGATGAAAGTAGGTGATTTAGTGCAGAACGCCCAAGGACACACGGGCATAGTGACAGGCATGGGCTATGCTGGAAGCTGTCCGAGTTACGATGAGTGTCCTTTCCTGAATCCAGACGTTCATGTCGTGACTGCCAACGGCAAAAGGCTGTGGAGCTATAAAGCACTGGAGTTAATCAGTGAAAGCCGGTGATTTGGTAAAGTTCGACCGTATTAACGGACACACCCGCGACATTAATGAGAAGGTAGCTGTTTATCTGGGTGAAGCCTTTATTCATCGCGATGATGGAGTAACAATTCAGAACCACAAGGTTTTGTTGCTTGGGGAGTCAACGCCGAGAATTATTGATGTTCGCTTGCTTAGATGGTTGAGGAGATACTCAAAATGAAAGTCGGTGATTTAGTTACGCTGTCAGCGTACGGAAAAAAAGTAAAGAGAACAGGCTGGGTCAAAGAGGGAGACGTTGGTATAGTTATCAAGGACGATCTAAGGCTTGGATGGGCTACTTACAAAATCATGTGGAACCAATCAATCAGTAGACCTTCCTCTCATTTGGCTAGGGGAGTGGAATACAAATTTCGCGGCTCATCCTGGGACTGGTCAGTCACGTTCGACCGTCGCGACCTAAAGCATGTAAATTAATTCTTGACAAATTCTTCAAATTCAAGTATAATTGTAATATAACAAAAAAGCAATGGAGAAGTCTGTGAAACTCGATTATGAAATTGGTGAAATTGTAGCCATGAAGCACTTTGGCAAGGGACAAGTGAAAGCGGTTGTACTTGGCTTTGAGCCAAATGTACTTTTTGATTCAGTGCAATGCGTAAAAGTTATGATTATTGGTAGAGATAGGCCAACCTTCACCCTATCTGATAGGGTTCATAAACTATGACACTAGAACAAGCACAAGCAGAAATCTTTTTCGCACACCTCGCTTCAGTCGAAGAGCACATTGCTTATGGAGACAGGCAATTCTATATGTCACTGCTGTGGCAGCATGAAAATACAAAGTCAGGACCACTTTCCTCTTCACAAATCATGTACTTGGAGCGGATGTATAACAAATACAGTATGGAAGAAATTAAAAAGAAAGAAGAGTTTGTACAAAATTACTCTGACCATCACCGCGAGATCGCGGTAAGGTGTGCTCAATATTATGCGGATCAGTATCCGCCATATTATGATGCTATTGTAGAAAAAGTTCTAGACGAACCGTATCGCCACATCTTATCATTCAACGAATTTAACAAGATGTGCAACAACAAGTATGCCTTAAAGGTTCTGTCCTCTTACAAAGAAGAGGTGAAGTATCAGGTTGGAGATTTTGTGCAAATTCGTGCAACTAACAGGGTCGACCTTGCAAACACTAATCACAAAGAGGGCCACCAGCCACGACGCTCAGTGTGTAGGACTATGGCTAACAAGTTTTGCATGGTACTGGAAGTGAATGCGAAGCCAATTACGAGAGCAGCCAAGGGCGCTAGGGTGTACAAGGTACTAATTACTGACGAAGCCCAACCAATCTACGCTCATGAGTCTGACCTAAAGAAGGCAAAGGGAAAAAAGAAATGAATAAGAAAGTTATCCACGCCATTTCGTTTTTGCATAACGGCGAGAGAGTGGTAGTAAAACCGACTACTTTTGGCAAGTTTCGCGTACCTGTTGTAAAGGTAGAAAATGGTTCCTTGAAGACCAGAATGCGAGCATTAACCGCGATGGAAATTCTTAAGCACGACATCATTAAAAATTGTGACCCAACATTTTACCTTGAAAATAATGAGAGACTCAGAGTTTATCCAGGCGGAGACCCTTCTTATCTACCTGCACAGTCAGAGGGGTTAGCTCTCAAACACGACACCGCGAACAAGGTGGAGATACCGAAATTGAAGAACAAGATTAACATAAAACCTTCATCAAAATACAACTACGAACAAGCCTCGCTCGATATGTATGGGTGGTACCCCGGATTTGACGATGGAACAGCAGACTAAAATACAACCAGGAGACCTAGTCTTCACTCATCCGCAAGACAATCCAGAACACATTAAGGATTTACCATCCTACACTCATGTTCTATATTATCTTGTTTTGTCGGAAGAATTAGCTCCAAACAGATGTGCCGATACCGTAGGGCATCAATCGTGGTACAAGATAATGTCAACCAGTAGAATCACAGGAGACGTTAAAGTGATAAAACTACCAGAAAATATGCTCTCAAAGTACGAGGAACTTTTATGAACGAAGTTTACAATTTAAGAATTGGAGATATGCTGTTTAACAACCGCTCTTATCGAGGAGACCAATGTGAAAAAGCGAACATTGTTGCTGTAATTTACAAGATGACGCCAAAGTATGCTTATTTTGCCCAATGCGCTCGAAGGCATAACGATCCCGAAGGTCAACATTTTGTCACGAAAGATAACAAAGCAAAAAAGGAACAGATTTATAAGGCTGTAAAACAAGGAAACCTTGGAATTAGTTATGCAAATGGAATTAAGCATCGAAGAAAAATTGAAGATTTTTCTTGATTTCATAGAAAGTCTGTGGTACTATGGGGTATGATTAAGCAAGTAATAGACGTTGGCGACCTTGTGGAGTGTAATTTCGGTTATGGAAGAAAAAAACTGACAGGCGTAGTGTTGGAAAGTAAATCAATAAACCCAAACTATAACACTGATAGAACCTTTCACCCAGACGAATATCACTGCAAAGTCCTAATCTTAAACTCAGAACCAGAAAACGAACAACGATGGGTTCGTACTAAATGGTTGAAATTATTATCAAAATCTTCTTGACATTTTTATTAAACTCTGGTATTATTATAATACAACAATGAAGGAATGCAAATGAGCCACTTAAAAGAAAATATCCCCTATATGACCAACCCCGAATTGATCGGTCTTGCCAAGAACAGGTTTCTCGACACCGAAGATCAAGTTGCGATTGCTAAACACCACTATGGTAGAGCGCACAATTATCTTATCGAGAACGCTCACCTATCCCGAGCAGCTAGAGATATTCTTTGGGGCTACAGGGGTTATGCAAAGAAGTGTGAGATTATCGCATACGGCCATTGCATCGAGGAGCAAGACAAGTATCACGAATTGTATGACAACTACTCTGATGCAATTCGTAGTCGCTCACCTTGGCGCATATCTAGGGTCTTTCTGACACACAGCAGGTGGTATTCCCATGGCGCTCACGGACACACTGAGCAGACTGGCACACCAGCTTCTATTATTGAAGACATCTACAAGAAAGATGTTCTGCCAATGAGGTCCAAGAGCGACAGTCGTGGTAGCTACTATTACCCTTCACCACGATACATTGAGCAAGCAATCGTTAAGAACCCAAACACGCCACTTGAACTTGTAGTGCAGATTTCCGCGTCGGCAGAATCCGACGACACTCGTGCTATGGCACTGAAGACAATGGCGTCCCGTAGTTAAATTATTTGATTTTTTATGTTGACAAATTTAACCAACTATGACATACTAGTTAAAGATAGAGAAAGAAATAACGCCAACAAACAAGGAGATTTCTAATGGCCGTTGACTTTGCTACATTTTCCCAGATCGTTCATCACGTAACTAACGTCCGCAAGCCTGTGTTGCTTCGCGGTCGTCACGGCATTGGCAAGTCCACTGTCGTGTATCAATGCGCTGCACAGCAAAACATGGAAGTTGTCGAGCGTCGTGCATCCCAGATGACCGAGGGCGACTTGGTTGGCTTGCCATCCATCGATGGTAACTCGACTTCATTCAACCCACCAGACTGGTTCAAGGCTGCATGTGACCGGCCTGTTGTATTGTTCCTTGACGAAGTCGACCGGGCGACCTTGGAAGTCCGCCAAGGTATTTTTGAGCTTACCGACTCTCGCAAGCTCAACGGACACACGCTCCACCCAGACACTCTTGTCTTTGCTGCTGTCAACGGCGGTGAGCATGGAGCGCAATACCAGGTAGGTGAGATGGACCCAGCCGAACTGGACCGCTGGACCGTGTTCGACATCGAGCCTTCCGTGGAGGACTGGCTATCTTGGGCGAAGGAATCCAATGTATCTGATGAGGTCTGGAACTTCATTAACGGCAACCGCGCCCACCTTGAGCATACAGACGACTTTGAGCCGAACAAGGTTTATCCTTCTCGTCGTTCATGGGAGCGTCTAGACCAGTGCCTGACACAGGCTGATCTACTCAAGGAAGCCAGTCCTGCACTCTACAACTTGACTGCTGCATTTGTTGGATTCGAAGCTGCCGTTGCTTTCAACGACTTCGTGCTGAATTATGACCGCCAGGTTACTGTCGAGGACATCTTAATCCATGGTAACTTTGCCAAGGTTGCAGACTTTGGCATCAACGACCACACTGCAATCATCGACAAGTTCGAAGCGGAGGAGACATTCCATAATGAGCTTGACCAAGAGTTGGTCGACAACTTGGCTCGATACTTCGTGATGCTTCCATCCGAGGTTGCCATGAAGCTCTGGACTGTGATGGGCAAGGGCGATGTTAATAACACCGTCAAACTGCACAAGTCTGAGGTTGATGGCGAGTCCGTTTCTAAGCACTTTGTCCGACTCATCAATGGGTCGGAGGAAGATAAGAAATAATTGTTGACAAATTGAACTACTTATAGTAAGATATAAGAGTAAATAACATTTGGAGTCCGTCATGTCTGCTAAAGAATTTGATCTGAATCTTAACACCGCCCGTCTACTCATGGAGGAACCGTTCTTCGCGGCAATCTCTCGACGTATTGACAAGCGAGCATCTTACGCTATCCCCACCGCCGGGGTCATGATCAATCCCGACACTGCACAGTTTGAGATGCTTTACAATCCCAAGTTCTTTGCAGACTTGACAGACCTTGAGCGCACCGACATTCTCAAGCACGAGTTCTACCATGTACTATTCGAGCATGTTACTGGTCGTATGCCAATCGATGTTAAACTAAAGTTGTGGAACATTGCAACTGACCTTGCTATCAACTCACACTTACAGAATCTACCCAAGGGTGGCTTGATTCCTGGCGAGCCAGGAACGCCATTCGAGCACCTTCCTCGTGGTGAATCGGCCGAGTGGTATCTTGCCAACATGCCTGAGTTTGATAACGACAAGGGTAGCAACCAGTCAGGACCGTCGAGTTCTGAATCACAGGGCGAGGGCAGTTCTGGAGGCGACCCAAGCGACAGAGACAGTCAGTCTGACGGTATCCCCGACACGATCGATGACCACTCTGGTTGGCAAGAGTGCTCACAGGAAGTCAAGGACATGGCCAAGGAACGACTCAAGGAAGTTGTGCGTAAAGCTGCCGAAGAAGCAAGCGCCAGTAATCGGTGGGGTTCTGTATCTCAGGCTACTCGCAAGAAAGTTATGAAGATGCTTGAAACAAAGGTTGACTGGCGCAAGGTTCTTCGCTTCTTTGTCAAGTCTTCCCAGCGAGCTAACCGTTCTAGTTCAATCAAGCGTATCAACCGTCGCTACGCCTACGTCCACCCAGGTCGTAAAGCTAACCGAGTTGCACGAGTCGCCGTCTCTGTGGACCAATCTGGCTCTGTTGACGACAACATGCTTGCCATGTTCTTTGCAGAACTTAACAAGTTGGCGCAGATTGCGGAGTTTACCGTGATTCCATTCGATACGCAGGTTGATGAGGATAAGGTCTTTACCTGGAAGAAGGGGCAGACTAAGCTTCCTGAGCGAGTATTGCAGGGAGGTACTTGTTTTGAGGCTCCTACAGATTATGTAAACAAAGAAGGGTTCGATGGTCATATCATTCTAACGGATATGTGCGCGCCCAAGCCCAAGCCCAGCAAGTGTCAGCGAATGTGGATGACTACTAAGGAACATGCACAGCGCAACTACTTTTCGACAAATGAACGTGTCGTGGCAGTAGATTAAAACCCACGGACAGAGAGTCGGTGGTGTCGGTTGGTCAACTCTTGCGCTTTGCAGGGCAACCGGCGATTCTTGGATATTAAAATAGGATTAGGCGCGATTGTCTATAACCGCGTCCGCGTTATCGCTTATCCGGTGTAAGAGGTCATCTATTAACGAGACCCATCCTGAACTCGATGTAACAGAATAAAATTAGACATAGGCTGGCGAACGTCAAGGCGGTGAGGACAGCCTGACCCAAGAATCTAACTTTTCATATCTTGTAACATAGTTATTGTATGAAGCAAAAATATGATACGGGTGATTTCGTTGCTTGCTATATAACTAATACCGAAGTTTATGAAGAGCTGCTAATTTGGGGAATGGTAATAGAGATTTCTCCAACTTTAGAGGACATTCTAATTTTAGATAAAGACGGCAACACCCGATGGTGGCCATCTCACCGCTGGCGACCACTCAAAAATCTTAAAAAAACTATTGACATCTATGGCAAATTAGCTTAAAATAAGATCTAGATAACGAAAGGAAAGACAAGCATGAGATTGAAAATCTTGATGGACATTATCCGAGCTATTTTTGGAGGAAAGTAGATGGCTATAAGATGCAAAACAGAGATGCCGACCAAAAAACTGGAAATAGACCTGACGGGACCAGAAGGAAATGCTTTTGTTCTTATGGGGTATGCACAAAGGTGGGGTCGCCAGCTCGGCTATAGTGATCATAGAATTAAATGTATCATCGACGAGATGAAGCTGACTAACTATGAAGGCTTGGTGTATACTTTCGATCGTGAGTTCGGACATTTTGTGACAATTTGGAGATAAAATGCTAGACAATTTTGTTGATGAAAAGACAGCAAGAAGAAGACTCTACTCCCAGGGTAGACACGTCCTTCGTTCTATCCTTGAAGCATACGACACAGGGATGCTCGACGACCCCCGTTCAGCTGCTAATCTTTGCACCTTGTTCGCACTTTGTATTGAAGGTAAAGTGCGAGCAAAGTTCGATGACGATACAGCTCTCACCAAGTGGTCCATGACAGAAGACTGGACCAAGCACCTTCGCGACGTAGAAGACTCGATTTTGAAGTCAAAATTAATTGAAGGACCATGGAAAAAAACAGTTGACAACGACGTAAATACCTGATATAATTATATTATAACAATAAAGGAGTATTTAGATGGAAGCCGTTTGTATTGATTGTCACACCGAGTTCAACCCTAAGAGGCTTGAGCTTGGATATCGCACTTGCCTTGACTGTGGTTCAACCCGCGCACTACGCGAGATGAACCGCAAAGCAAAGTGCTCCGCCCCTGCTTACAACAAAGGTGCTTACCAGTATGTTGGTTCGGTTGAAGCCGCCCGAGGAGTAGGTCGATGAAGTTTGTTTCTATTGTATTTTGTTTGCTGTTCCTCACTGGCTGCCCACTCGAAGAAGATTGTGACAAGGTGATGCGTTGTGAAGACGATGTCGAGTTACTTTGCGACAAGAACGATTCGGGTTGCGGTGAAGACTGTCATTATTATGTTTACGAAAATTGCTACGAGGTCTGCAAATGAAACTCGGAGAGCTGGTGAGTTACAAGATCGAACCTTGGGAGCAACTCAGTAGCCACTGTGTTACTAAAGAATGGGGTGTTGGTCTTGTTACTTGGTGGGATGGTCATGGCAAGTGTAGAGTTTTGTGGTCAAAGAAGGGGTTGGTTGTGCCTCACGATGATTGGGAATTAGTGCCTCATGCAAATCGGCGACCTGATAAAGTTCCAGTATGATGGCTACCATAAGTCGTATGGCCCCGGTGTTGTAACTAAGATTGAGTATGATCTAGGCGACGGAGAGGGCACAGGCTACGCAATGTTTAATGAACTTTTGATGTTTAGATTCAGTGAAGTGGAGAAAATCAATGAAGCAAGGTGACATTGTAAAATACGGACATTCAAAGTATAGCGACGGGTCAGACGTGACAGCCGTCGTCCTTTATGTAAATGAAGAAGGTGGCACACTCAAGGTGTTGGACAAGTTTGGCAACGTAGATTGGTTCGTCACAAGTCACTGTGAGGTTGTCAGTGAAAGTCGGTGATTTGGTTAAAGAGAACTGGGGGCTAGAACGGACTGCCGTTGTGCTTTCTCCAGTTCGTCGATCGACGCCCAGTGACAACCATTTTTTAGGCGTAGCGTATCATGATGTACACCCAGTCGTTGATGTTTTGTTGTTCGAAGCTGGTGTCAAAGTGGTGAGAGACATTGATGGCTTGGAGGTTATCAGTGAAAGTCGGTGACTTAGTAATAGACAACCATCCAAACCGAGGTATGGGTCCTGAAAGAATTGGTGTACTTGTCAATCAGACTCGATTAGGCACATCATCATTAAACAAGTCGTTTAGGGTGTTGTGGCGTGATGGCACCATTGGAAATAATGTTTGGGATTATGACTTAAAAATAGTAAAAAGTCCTTGACTTTCAGTAGTTTAGCTGCTATACTATAAGAGTAGAAACAATCAAGAAAGGTTATTTTCTATGGCTGGTAAAGCAAGAATGAGATTTGTTGCGAGGTCGAATCGACTTCGCTTTGAGCGTGACAGTGGTCATTATGCAGGCGCAAACATTTATGGCGTCGACTGCATTTACTGTCACGAGTATTTCCCTAATGTAAAGAAGCCTGAGTTCGGCGGTCATGTGTGCAGGAGTTGCAAGTGAGTTTTATTTATCGTAATTGGACAGTCCACAATTTAATTGGACACCCACTAAGTGAGGTCTCTTATTGGTTTTCTCTACCGCTTGTGGGCAAAGAGAAAGCTGAAAATGTTAGTGGATGGGTTCATGATGTGACACTTCCAGTTCACGAACCTGCAACAGGGAGGGGATAATGGGTTATCGTAGTGATGTAGGTTTTGCTTGTGATCCAATCATCAAAGATGTGGTTGAGACTGTGGCGGAGTGGGATAAAGAGTTAAAGGAATTGATTGACTATGCCGAAGACATGTCGCCTGACGACCATGGACGATGGAGGTTCGAAGATGTCAAGTGGTACGAAAGTTATCCCGACGTACAAATCCTAGAAAACATTATGCTAATGTGCGACAACGTAGACATTTCCGGTCTTGCATATGATTCATACGGCTTCATCCGTATCGGAGAAGAGCTTGATGATGTTGAGATGAAGGGTGATACATCTGCGTTTGACCTTTACGTCAACAGGAGTATAGACATATGATTAAAGAAGGCACAATCGTAAAGGGCAATAGGAACAATGAGACAGTTTCAGGCGTTATCACCAAGACGAAGACACACAAGCGCAAGTCAGCAGCTTATGGTCGATCCGAGGTTGAACTTGAAATCACATTAGCAGAAGTTCTGTTTCAGGTCGAAGGAAATGAACGAGCCATCTATGCTTATGTGGAAGATGAATTTTATATGATCAAGGACACAATAGCCGCACCAGCAGGATTGGAGTTAGCATGAACGAGGATACATTAACCGAGGCGATCAACGTGGCAGCCGTCGTTGCTTTGATTAATCAAAAGTTTGTTGAAAATTACGAGAACGAAGACAAGCAAAAAGTCTTGACAGAAGTATTAAATGATGTTAAACTATTACTACAACCAACAACGAACAATGAGGTTCACTAATGAAGTATAAGTCTTTTATTAACAAACTCAAGAAGCGCCTCGGCACTAAGGAACTGGATATTACCACTGATGAGTTCGGGGCAAACGGACGCAGGGAGTGGCTGATTTATGGTGACACTGTAGCCCGCTGGCACGTAGAGAGAGACGACTTTCGAGATCCAGAGTCGGAGCTTGTAGTGTCGAGTTTCCATACTAAGGGGGTAGGTCAAGAGTCTGACCCGCACACTGACTATTTCCCTGGGACTTATTGGAGCAATGCCACGCAGTTGATCGATAGATTAAAGTCGCCACCGGCAAAGTTCACCCCTGGTGTTCTTGTTCGGGGTAAAACAGAAAACAAACGAGCCAAGCGTCACGGCTATGCTGGAAAGACCGCATTGGTTATGGGAGCTAGTGGGAAATATATGAGCTTGCAGTTTGTGAGCGATTGCTGGATAGATGACACCGCTGCTCAATCATGGCGCGGGCAACTTACTTACCCTGTGCGCGACTTTGAGTTGGTGTCGGGATGAAACAGATTTACAGGGTCCGTTATCGAGTCGGCAAAGAAAGAAGTCAAGAGATAATCGCGACGGAGAAGATTTGTCAGAAAAAGATAGCGGAACTTAAACAACAACATGGAAGCAACATTAAATTCTCAAAGATGGTCACGGCAAGTAGTCATCCGAATGGATCTCCCCATGTTTAATTTTTTTATCACTATTATTTTTGCGTCAGCCATGTTTATTCTTGGCGATGCTGTAGGAATAGATGGATTGATAGAAATCTGTAACAAAATTGTTTCACTTTTTCAGTAAATAAAGGCTTGACTTTTTTGTTGTTTGGGTATATAATGTCCAAACAATAAAAGATAGGAGGTTAAATAAATGTCTACGAATGAATTTTTGAAAGCATCACTGGTGCTTATTGGGTACTTCGGCTTCATTGCTACTGCGATTTTTTCGACAGTAGCGTAAGCTTCAAGGGCTACTAGCTCAACTGGTAGAGCATCGGACTTTTAATCCGCAGGTTCAGGGTTCGAGTCCCTGGTGGCCCACGAAAATCTTATGAAAGGAGAATGAGATGGATAATAACAAACTTGCTGGCTATTGCTTTTGGGCTTCGCTGGCTTCAGTTGTAGGTTCAATCGCTGTGTGGTCCCTCACCGGAGATGCAGACCCAGCACATGCTGAGAGATTCGGCATCTTCATCGGCTTGTGGGCACCAACTTTGATGGGTCTTGCAAACTGGTTTAGAAAATAAAATCAAGCGTGTGTCGTATAACGGCTATTACCTCAGCCTTCCAAGCTGATGATGTGAGTTCGATTCTCACCACACGCTTATTTTTTTATTTGCGAGAATAGCTCAACTGGTAGAGCGCGACGTTGCCAACGTCGAGGTTGTGGGTTCGAGTCCCGCTTCTCGCTCAATTTCGGGGTGTAGCGCAGTCTGGCAGCGCATCTGGTTTGGGACCAGAGGGTCGTAGGTTCAAATCCTACCATCCCGACCAAAGGCTGGGTGGTGGAACTGGTATACACAGCAGACTTAAAATCTGCCGCCTTCGGGATTGCGGGTTCGAGTCCCGCTCTAGCTACTTTTTTTAATCTTTTTTGTTGACAAAGTGTTGAAATTTTGATATACTGTAAGTATAGAAAATGAGGATTTGCCCTGGTAGCTCAGTGGATAGAGCATCGGACTTCTAATCCGCAGGTCGTAGGTTCGACTCCTACCTGGGGCGCAAATATTTTGGTGGACGAGATGGTGTTCAAAGTAGAACTAATAAAAATTAGCAAAAGCTATGCGAGCGTTGTTCTTGACGCTGACAATCGAAAAGAAGCTCTAGCAAAAGCTCGTTCTATGTCGGAAGAAGAGTTTGACGAAATAGAAAGAACAGAGCAGATATCTTGGGAAACCAAGAGAGAGTGGAATTTCTTAGACTTTTTATTTAACAGAACTTAGGAGAGAGAGAATGGATTTTCTTGGAAGTGTACTAACTATTGCAGTCGGCTTGTGGGTCGGGCAGTGTTTAATTGATTGGTGGAAAAAACAATGACAAGATACTTCGAGACATACAGTGGTGATTTCATTCGCATAAATCGCCGCGACCTTGAACGAGCTACGCGGTCAGAACTCATTGAATACCTTGAATCCCGCGGATCCGCGTGTTACGATTATGAGTCCACCGAGCTTCTTCGAGCAGCTGCACTAGATGATTGGGATGGTGAATGCAATGGCTAATTATTCAAATAGAGATATTGACAGGTTATACGAACAGTACAACCCTAATCGAGTCAAGTCTGGTGACTTGGTGCTTGTCAACCTAAGTCATGCAAAATATTCAGCCCGAGTGGTTGGGTTATCTCTTGACATTAAGAACAAAAAGGTGTATGCTGATCTTAGATTACTTGAACAAGATCGACGCCACCCAATTCGAGTTGACGTTGCAGACTGTACGGTTTCACCAGGTCCGTTATATCCTGGTCATCATGGAGGATAACATGAATGATTTTTCGTTGTCTAGTGCCAGACGTGTAGCTAGACAGATTGTGGACATGAGAGATGATAAACGTAAAGCACTGTTGAGAGCATTTCCAACTGATTTGAAGTGCAAAATTGTTGAAGAAATGGTAAGTATCAGGCTAGAGCGATTACGCGGTTCAGATGGCATGATTAGACCAGGAAAGGTAAGTAACCGATGAAGCGGGTAAATAATTGTGAAGTAGCCCTAGCATGGGCGGAAGGTCGACCGGCAGTAAGCCACACAGGAAACTTGAGCACAGATGGTAAAGCTATCTTCTCTTATGAGCTACAGATTGGTGACACTGGAGAGAACAGCAAGAAGTTTGTTCGTGACTACACCGCGCGAGGTAGTTATGGCTTTCAGTCTATGACTACTTCACAGCATGTTGGTATGTTGCGCTACATCCGCGGAGCCAAGGAGCAACCAATCGTTATATGAAAAACATAAAGCCAGGCGATATGGTTCAAATTTGGGATCATCAATCCACTAAGCCAATAGCCAATCGACTAGAGCTACACGGCAAGGTTGGTTATGTGGTCAAAGACCAAACAAAGGGCCTGCCGCCGGGGTTACTTTGGGAAGTAATTATCTTTGATGGCGATGCACCATCGAGAGAGGTGATTAACTCCGATTGGCTAGTTAAAATAAATGATGCTTCGGACATAAAAAAAAAGACATAGACCCCTAAAAAAGTTCTTGACTTTTGGTTAAAAGTTTGACATAATGTATATACAAACAATGAGGGATTAACAAAAACGAAAGGATCTCATTATGAAGTGGTTATTCAAACTGGAACGCGACCTTGACCTTGACATGCCAACAGCTTGGACCGGCTTTGTTCACGCGGACAACAAGAACGACGCACACGCGGCGATACTTGCAAAACTGGGAGTAGATAAGATGCCAGCCAACACGATTGTTACAACGCAAGCGGACATCGTCGCAGGCAAGTCACCAAAGAAGCTACGTCGACAGTCGGTGACTAAGCCAGTTAAAAAGACGAAAGCCTTCGAGGATGTTGGCATGACCTTCGACCAAGCCGAAGACCTACTCAAAAAGTTTGGATTGAAATAATGGGTATTTGGTTTACATTGAAAGGAAAGCCAATGTTGAGGTATCCATACACAACATATCTAGGGCGAACAAAGAAGTGGGGCCTATCGCTTACAAAGCATAACTTTCGTGTAGGTTCGGACACTACGACGCCCTACAGCATTTTGCATGTAGGTCCATTCGAGTTCTTCTCTCGCCCGCGCTCGCGTGATATGGATTGGTTCTAATGGGTTGGCTAGGCACGCTTGCGTTTTATGTGCTTTTCACTACTTGTCTTGTTCTTGTATTAACGTGTTGTATTGGAAACGATTAGATGATTGTGACATTGATCTTCGTGTGGATAGCACTTTATTTCGTTGGTGAGTATTGACGATGCCAATCGCCGCTATTTTTTTTTTGTAAATCGACTAAAATAATACTTGACAAACGCTAGTAAGTCGGGTATAATATATATATAAACAATTGAGGAATAACAAATGAGAACAGTAAACGAGATGATCGAGTATTACAAAGACATGAAATCGAGACCAAGCTCTTCGTACATGGTTGACGAAGTCGAGTGGCAATACATCGACATGGCTAAAGGTGGAGATGGTGGCGACTTAGGCTTCGAGCGTAACGGTGAGACCACTTGTCGAGGCATCAACTATAAAGGATATCCTAACTCGTTCTTTCGTGGAGTATGCGAAGGAATGGGTTGGTTGCCTAGTAAAGAAACTATAGAACTTGAGACGTACTCATCGGATCCGATGTGAGCGTTGTCCGTGGGGGACATAGACCAGAGACGTAATGATTCAGGATTAGCATTGTTGTCAAGCGCAAGCATTGTTGTCAAGCTAACCGAAGTTCAACGTCGTGGTTGCGTAAGCGTGGGAGAGATTCCCAGGGTAGGCTATGTCCAGCCGTGAGAAGTTGGGAACTCGCGGTATTTTTTTTGTGAAATAGGTAAAATAGTTCTTGACTTTTCTACCAAAATTTGAGATAATATATATATTGAGAATGAGGGATTGGCTTTTATTCTCAATAATCAAAACGGGCATTGCCCACAATACCTCGAAAGGGTAAACATCATGAAGCGTATCGTAAGCAACATTCAAAATCTAGGTTTCACCATCATGAACGAGGCAGTCGAAGGCAGCAAGCAAAAGCCTGCTGGTATCGTTCTCGACCAAACCCTTGTCAACGGTGAGTCACAAGGCGTAAGCGTCCGACTCATCAACGGCAAGCAGCGCTCTGCTGCTGTAAAGCTTGACCGAGCTGCACTCGGTGATCTTCAAGAGGCACTCAACGAGGTGCTGGACAAAGAAGACGCATAAAGTGTCGTAACAAGGCTTATGGGGTTGTGCCTTGCCTTTCATTAAACAACCCCACTACCTTTAATCAATAACAGTTCGCGGGAGCAAAAAATAAAATGTTTGTTAATTCAGATACAACTTCAAACTACAAGCACAGAAACGGTATTTGCATTGCACAGCGCAGAGCAGGTAATGAGACTTTAGTACAATGGTCTAATGGAGACCAAAGATGGTACTCAACAAACGACCTTCAGGGGAAAATTGTTCTTGTGGACCCTAACCATGGAGAGCAAGAGCTTGGCTAAAAAAAAGAACCAGTCCGTAGCGAAAGCATGGTCTAAAACAAAAAAGAAATAAAGTGTAGTGTATAAAGGTAGTAAGAAACCTTTAGAAAAAATCCTTTACTGAAAAAAAGAGTAAAGGTGCTTATGGGTGTAAGTGTTAGTAAGTGGTATAGGGTGTGATTAAATACATACACATTCCCATTGTCAACGTAAATATACTAACACACACCCAATGAAAGGCGTTATAATTATGACATGCGAACAGATATGGTTACAAGTGGATCTAGCCAATGCGGCTAAGACCATGTTTTTATTCAGTAGTCATGAAATCCAACATTTTTGGGTTTACTGTACGGTGTTAAGTTAGTAACGCCAACCGCGCAGAGTATGGCGCGGTGTAAGATAAAGACCTACACGTACAGGCACGTAGCCGGTGTAGGCAGCGAACCTACATGTGGGATAAGGTGGTAGCAGGTAGTTGTATCTCCTACTTTATCCCACATGTAGGGAAATGTAGGTGTGGTGGATACAAAGATGCCCCAGGCAAGCTGGGGCAGCTCACACTGGGGCTTGGTGGGATCTTATTTGCGTTTGGTCTTCGACCATGCGGATGATACTGTTTTGGGTCGTCGAGGCTTAGCCATGTCGGACCCCCATGCGGTGAGCGATGGCACAGCCGGGCGCTTGAATGCCTTCGAGATGCCAGTAAATTGACATGTCGGCATCGCCCATGGTTCGCGCGATGCGCGCTTTTTTGAACGCCTTATCGCGCCGTGAACCATTAACAACCTCGTACGAGTGACCCATAAATTCGTGTGTGTAATACATAATCAATTCTCCAACGCGGCCCAATCATATGAGACCGCGATCCATTCAACAATAGCACAACAGAGTGCCGGTACAATAAACCAAAACATACTAAACCCCTTGTCGGTCGATAGTAAATAATAAAATGTTGGGGCAGTTTTGAGACTTACCCCAGGTCGAGCGCCTAGAAATCGCCTTCTGTGTCGAGGATTTCGGTGACCGCTTCAAGCAGATCGACGCATGCTTGCCGATCGAGCTTGACAGCAGCGGACTTGCGTCCACCGTTCACAAGGCGGAATGATACCGCAGCGCTCTTGCCGTTAAGAATGGTCTGGTCAATGGTCATGCCAGCCTTCTCGTCCGCGTTAGCGATAACTAGGTTGAGGTTTTGAATGTTGTTCTTCTGTCGTCGTAAAGCCATTATAGGCTCCTTTCTTATTTGCGCCGTAGCGCGTCGTGTTGAATAATTCAGCCTTATTGCCAAATTACTCTGTAATTATACCATAATCGAAAAGGTCTGTCAAGAGTTTTTTTCGTTTTTTTTCGTTTTTTTTCGTCTTGACTTTGTTTTTCCTTTCCTTCTTACATGTATATTATAACATTTTAATTTCAAAATTGCAATTTACGTGTAGTAAACCCTTGAAATCATTAGAGAAATCGACTCGACCACGAAATCAAAAACGTGACCGTAAGAACTCTAATAATTCCGCATACTTAGAGCACCCACACGTCAGGAAAGGTAGCGACAGCGTACACCTTTGCATACATATGCCTACATCAAAATCGAATAAAATGATCTTTTTTTTGTTTTTTTTGATCTTTTTTTTGGTGTGCATTTATTAACAGTCGGAGACTCGACTACGTTTACCTACACTTGCCTACATCATCGCACATCAACCTACTCGACGAAGTGTCG